CCTTTACTGGAAATTCGCCTAGTGGTCTTGAAGTTACTCCGTCTGTTGTTGTATAAGTAAACAAAGCGGCTAACGCATCAACATCACTAGCATTATCTATTTGTGTTTGCATAGAGTTACATTTAGTTCTCACACTTGCTCTCCAAGTTTTCCAACCACTATCCATTGTACCTCCCGTTTCTGTCGCTCTTACTACCATCCAATCACTAGGTGCAAGTAATCCTGCACATTGATTGTTTATCATTCTTTTCTTAATTGTTTTTAAACCTTCTACTGCAACATCTCCTACATCATCACCATCTCTTATTTTACCATCTGTTTTATCTTGTTCTGTCCATAATGTATCTGCAATTTTTTTAGCTGTAGCAGTTCCATATGTTGCTTTTACTTTACCACCAGAAAAAGTGTAAGTTTGATTAGTATTGACATACCATTCTTCATTTTTTTTATTAGTGTTATCTATTTCTACTGTATAGATACCAATAGCATTTCTCTCCGTTTCACTCCATAATGTGTATATTGATGAAGGATATTGAATATTATTTAAGGTAATACCTTTATTGCCTTTTGGCATTTGTGTTATATTACCACTTTCTACTAATGCAAACATATTACTCCTATGATAATGTTAAGTTAAGGTTTCTTCCAACTTCAAGCCATTTAGCCCCATTGTATCTAAAAGTAAACAAATCACCTTTATTAGCTGTAGTAGTAGCTGTTGGAGCTGTATCATCTTTAAATTCAAATACAGCGTTCCATGCGATTGTTCTTGAACCTGTACCATCTTGAATACAAATGATAGCTATGTATTGTCCTGTTGTTGGATTTGAAGGTGCATCAAAAGTTACATTATTTGTTAATGTTACTTTGGCAACTGGAGATGCTCTTACATCCCAATCTTGTGTAGCATCAAACGATAATGTATCTTCTGTTAAAACCACAGCACCCGATATTGCTGTTAAATTATTTGCATCTGCTGTAAATACTTTTGATGCCGCAGTTGTTCCTAGTGTAGCTAAATCAGAATAATTAATTTCTGCCGCAGTCGAAGTTACATTTGTTCCACCTATATCTAGCGTAGTCATTTGAACTTCACCTGCAACAGTTACTAAACCATCTGCTACTGTTATTAAATCTGTGTCATCAGTGTGTCCAATTGTTGTTCCATTAATTAAAACATTATCAATGTCTAATGAGCCACCACTAATTAATCCTGTTGTTGTAATAGCTGATGAGCCAGTATCAATAGTGCCAAATCCAGAAGTAATTGAACCAGAGTTTAACGCTCCTGTCGTTACAATATTACTACCTCCAACACTATGACCTGCAAAATAAGTTGATACAGTATCAACGTTAGTCATACGCATTGTACCACCGTCATTGATTAATATACCATCGCCAGTTGCTACTGCTGTAGTGCCTCTTGAAGTACCACCATCTATTAAATTTATTTCTGCCGCAGTTGATGTAACATTTGTACCTCCAATATCTAAAGTCGTTACAGATATTTCACCCGCTACAGTTGCAATTCCATCTGCTAAAGTAATTAAATCTGTGTCACTTGTGTGACCAATGGTTGAGCCATTGGTAATTATATTATCTACTGTTAAAGTTGTCAGTGTTCCAAGAGAAGTAATATTTGATTGAGCCGCAGTAGTTACTGTAGCCGCCGTTCCAGATACATTACCTGTAACATCTCCAGTTAAAGGCCCTGCAAAAGCATCTGCTGTTACAGTACCATCAAAGTATCCATCTTTAAATTCTACACCACTACTTCCAAGATCTAATATATTGTCAGCACCGGGTGTTAAAGCACCGTCTGTAAGTATTAATTGTTTTTCATTTCCTGCATAAAAATTAATTGTATCAGCAGTTTCAAAATCTATTTTTGTTTGGTCATCTTCACCAATTTTAATATCTGTTGCTAGTAAAGATGTAATTGTTGTTTGCGCTGCACCAAGAGCAAAATCTAAAGTATTATCTCCATCTTGGTATGTTACAGTTATTCCTGTTTCTGTATTAGAACCTACCATAGCTCCAACAGTGTCAGAAATAGTTTCTGCTAAAGTTGTGCCATTTATAGTAATCGCGTCTGCTTCTAATGTACCATCAATATCAGCATCACCAGAAATATCTAATGTTGCTGCATCTAGTTCACCAGATAAAGTAATATTAGTAGCACCGGTTATAGCTCCGTTAAGTGCAACAGCACCATTAATATCTATTGTTGTAGCTGCTATTTGTACTTCTGTATCTGCAACAATATCTAATTGACCATCAGTAGATGAATTAATATATAAAGCAGAATCTCTAAAAAGAAGTTTGTTAGTGCTATTTAAAGTTAAACCTGTGCCGTCTGTATGTGTTAAAGTTGTGTCAGAATCAGCACCAAATTTTAGTACGGCTGAGTCTGATCCTAAAATAAGATCATTACCTATAGTTACATCGTTACTAGCATCTTCAAAAACTGCTTTACTAGCAGGTAAGGTTGTAAATATATCTTTTGTACCTGCTGAAAAATTTACAGCACTATCACTATTAGAGCTTGAAATTATTGTTGTTCTTGCTAAAGTATCGGTGCTTGCATCTGTTACAGTTCCAATACCAACTTCAAATTCATTAGCATCTCTATTTACTGCTGCATAATACGTTGTATTACCATCAGCAATTCCTGTTACAAAACTTTCAAAACCATCAACTGCACCGCCTAAACTAAATGTTCCTGTACCGGTAGTAGTAGATGTTTCTTTTACTCTATCATTAAGTACTAGAGCCATTAACTACTCCTATGCTAATCGTAATATTGCGTTACTTGCGTCTGCGGCAGGAAACTGAATTGTAAAAGTTCCACTTGTAGATGTTTTATCTCCACCAAAATCTAATACAGCTACAGCTTTATTTGAGTCTGTGCTATTAAAAATTAATGCGCCTCTCGCAGTGATAGTAGCTGATGTAAATGATATATCAGCAAAATCACAAAGAGCAGTAGTACCACTTGTTGTTGGTGTTACGCTTGTAAGCGTTCCTCCAGTTGCAGTGTAAGTTCCAGAGTTTGAAACTTCATTACTACTTGAATAAGCAGTTGTAGTTGCATCTAGTGAAGCTGAACTTGTATAAAGTGCAATTTTAAAAGTATCACCAGTAGTAGCCGTAAAATTATGCGTACCTACGAGCAATTCTTGTTTAAAACTTGTGCATACAGCTTGAGTTATTGCCATGTTTTATCCTCCTATGGGTTCTGTGATTGCAAAGGAGTTCTTAAAGCCCCGTGCATGTACTCATCTCTTCGGTGTCTTCCCTGCTGTTCTATAACTAGCTCTTGAAGGGCACGTTGATATGATTGTTCATATAATTGCAGCATTTCCGCTGGTCCCTTCAAAAATTTGAAGGCTTCTGCAAGACATCCATAAAGTAATAGTGCTGGAGCATTATTACCCAACCAAGAGGTTGTATTTGAACTAGATAGTCTTGTTGGTAATCTAGTAATTCCTAACTCAACGTTATAAGCTAAATCTGGCGTCGGTGCAACATAAATTGTGTTGTGATCCCACCACGCCCAATACCTTGGTGTTCCCGTTGCTGTTCGATCTGGCCAATATTCGTTCATATAACTAATATCACGTTGTTCTAAAAAATCTCTTGTTGTTGAACTTGGTGAAAATATCTGCATGGTTCTAATAGTACCAAGAGATTCCGGCGTAGGTGTTGTTCCACCCGGAAGAGATAAAAAAGCATTACTTGTTACAAGATTAGCTGTTTGATGAGATTTAAATACATCTAAATCTACATCTCTAAATATTCTATTTTCAGCATGTTCAATAAAATCATTTGTTCTTGTAGAAGTAAGTACGTCTGTACTAACTTCTGTATAGTCTAATATTTGTTGTGTTAATTCTGCGTATGTAACGGCCATTATGATATACTCACTGTTACTGTACCAGTAGATGATACAACTAAAGGTTGTTTTTTATCTGTTGCGGATTTCATAGAATCATCATAATCAAAAAATCCTGCACCGCCAACAAACACTGTTAAAGGTTCGACGCGCGCGGGACGTGCATCTTGTAAACTTTGTGCATCTGGTCTATGTTTTTGTCTTTCTTGTTGAGGGTGTTTAGCTTCAAACTCAGACTTATGTACTAAAGAACCATTCCATTCTTTGACCATTTCATTGTAAGGAAACTCCATACCACTACGATCAGATATTGCTTTTGCATATTTACCGGACGCGTGTGCCATTAAATATACCCTCTCTCTGGTGTAGCAAAAAAACTAGAACGTGGTCTATCTTCTTCCGAAGCACGTTGCCATTCTTCTTCATACAATTGTTTTAGTAAAGGTGTTCTCTCTGGTGCTTTTTTTACTGACATATAATAAGCAAGTCCAGAAGACAGACAAGGTATAAATCTTGTTGGCACTTCTAGTTGATCATTATAATCACCAGCATCTTGTATCTTAGTTAAACCCCAATATTTAAATGTGTGTGCACCATCTGGTGTTGGATATAAATACAATGTTGGAGTTGACGCTCCTCGTTGTAAAAAATATTGTACAGGTGTACCTTCTGTTGCTTTACTAGAAATGTTTAAATATTCAGCACGACTAATACGATCAACTTCTATATCAGTTGTTGTATCTGACGTTGTAAATAAAACAGCTTCTAATATATCTATTAGATCAGAATCTAAAGTATAACTACTTGTACTTGCTGTTAATGTTTTTGTACGAAGCTCAACAGTCCAAAGATTAATACCTCTGTTAGCCCATTCAGCCAACATAATATTAAGTGAACGTCTTGCACTTTTTAAATCATAACCAGATCTAGAATTA